CTATCCGTTCCAGGCGTCGATCAGGACGAGGAGCGCGCCCCAGAAGACGAGGCTGCTGCCGAGCGCGATTCCGAGGCCATGAGCGCCCGTGCTCTGCTCGTCCGTGCGGCGCCCGCGGAATCGGGTCATGACCCGCACGACCAGCACAATCCCCAGTGCGACCAGGGTGAGACCGATGAAGGTCACCATCACGACGCCACCTGTCGCTTCTTCCCGTGCAACGCGAACACACCCCGCCCCTTGAGCCCGATTCCTGCCCGGCACGTGCTCGATATCTACCAGCCCCACGCAGGCAGCGCACTAGGGAGCATTCCCACCCCAGCCGGCCCGACGAGGCTGCTCACAACGTCGCCGACCTACCGCCTGACGACGGCGCCGGCCCAGACCCAGGCGGTGTCGGGGTGGCCGAAGCGGTCCATGTAGCTGATGTGCACGGCTCGCTTGGTCCATGCGATCGCCTCGGCGTCGATCTCGAACTCGTCACCCTGCATCGTCACGATCCACGCCCGAACTGGCATCGGCGTCTCCGGCGTTGTGACCTCGAACCCGTACTGCTTCGGGTTCAGGGTCCGGGCCCGCTTGGGGAACGGGGTGTTGCCGGTCGGTCTGCTCACGCCCTCAGAATATCGAACATGTGTTCGAATAGTTGCCTCGAGCCGCATGCGCTACTCCCAGGGCTGGAGGCGTCCCTGGCTGGTTCCGAACGGTGACTCCAGCATCGTCAGGGAGGGCGAGAACGGGTTGAGCTCTTGGAGCCTCTGTCGCTTCGCGTTGTACTCGTCTTCGAGCATCGCTCGCTTCAGTGCGCTTGTCGTGGGGTCTGTGGCTCGTGCGTGGATGAACTCAAACTGCTGTTCGGCCTCCTTGGTGATGATCTCCGCGAAGGTGGAGTAGTTCCGCTTCTTGCGAGGTTCATCGCTCTTCGGCCCATCCCAGTAAGCGACTGATGGTCGGCCGTCTTTTGTCCACTCGATCACAGGCTCCGGCTTGCTGCTGAAGGCTCCTTGGGCTCCGAGCGCCCAGCCAGCTTCAGCAAACGATCGGATGATCTCTTCGAGGACTTCTCGTGTCAACGTGACATGGTTTGTGTCGCCAGCGGGATCGGCTTGGGCGTCATGCGGGTCAGGAGGGGCAGCGTTTGCGAGGGACTCCTCGGCTTCCTTCTGCTCCTGAAAGACCAGTTCGGCGCCTCCTGCTTTGACCGACCGAAGACCTGGAACCTTCAACTTGAGCTCTGGCCAGATCTTGATCAGGACGACTCCGATCACGACGGGCCAACTGATCGCTGCAAGGAACGTAAGAGTCTCGGAGTACCAGTCCATGCCGTCATGATGGCAGTGTGAACGGCCATGGGGGCATTGACACGACGAAACGGCCCCGCCCGCTCCCCAGACGGGAGGGGCGGGGCGTCGTCGTGCTTGGGTCAGGTACGCGCGGCGGTCGGGCGCCAGCCGTTCTCGAGGAGCTTCTCGATGATGGTGTCTGCTTCGTTGATCGGGTCGCGTGGTGTCGCGTAGACGGTCTCGATGTCGTCGAGGTGGTACTCGAGCAGGTCGCGCACCGCCTCGGCGACCTCGTCCTTGGCTGTGCTTACTTCGGGAACTTCGTAGCCCTCGGGCGCGCTGACGTCGACGACGCTGGGCGGGGTGCCGGATGTCGGGGGCGCATATTCGGTGCTGGCGCTGTGGCGTCCGGTGTAGGTGGGGGTCTGGGCGGAGCCGAGGACGAGGCGGGTGAGCCAGTCGGGGATGTGGGGTTCGGCCCAGCGCCAGGCGATGTACCAGGCGCCGACCACGAGTGCGGTCACCGCGGTGATCGCGAGGTCGGAGGTGAGGAGGTCGGTGACCTCGGCGGGCAGGACCACGACCGTGAGCAGCCAGGCGACCAGCGAGCCCCACAGGACGGGCACGACGGTGCGCAGGTAGGACACGGCGCGGTCGGAGATCGGCGACGTCGGGGTGCTCATGCGGGGTCTCCTTCGGCGGTGACGGTGATGGTGATGCCGGCGAGGGCGTCGGCCGCGCCCTGGCGTGCGGCGGCGGCGATCGCGGCGGGGTCTGCGCCGGTGCCGGCGGCGACGTGGGCGACGGCCCCCTGGAGGGCGGCGACGTCGCCGATGAGCCGGGCGATGGCGTTGTGGGTGGCGGGCGCGTAGTCGAACGGCTGGCCGGGGACCTGCTGCGCGCCGCGGACTGCGCGCACGTCGTCAGCGATGTTGATGAGCCGGTCGAGCACGTTAGTGAGCTGGCCCACGATCGCCGCGGGGTACATGTACGGCTGGCCGGGCACGGACAGTGCGGCCTCGATGCGTGCGAGGCGTGCGTCCTGGTCGGGAGTCAAGTCGTCCTCCGGTGTGATGGGCGCGGGCGCGCCGGGGATGGTTGGGGTCGTGATGGATCCGGTGCCGCCGCCGGGCTTGGCGACGGTTGTGGTGGTGAGGTCGATGCCGCGGGCGCGCAGGTACGGGACGGGGTCGACCTGGACGCCATCGATGAGGACCTCGAAGTGCAGGTGCACGGTCGGCGCGCCGGAGTTGCTCGCGGCGGCGACGCGCTGCCCGCCGGCGACCTTCGCGCCGACGGTGACGGCGATCCCGGCGCGCTGCATGTGCGCGTACCGGGTGCGCACGCCGCCTCCGTGGTCGAGCTCGAGGACCCAGGCGCCGAGCGGGGTCTTGTAGATGCGGCGCACGGTGCCTGCGGTGACGGCGTAGATGTCGTTGCTGACACCGGCGGTGCCGGCGCGTAGGTCGACGCCGAGGTGGTTCGTGCTCGCGTTCGGTGCGCCCGGGATCGGGCCGCGCTTGCCGAAGGGGCTTGTGATCTTCCCCGCGGTGGAGTTCGGGCGGTGCCACGACATGGTCTGCCTCCTGGCATGACGAATGCCCCGACGCAGGTCGCGTGCGGGGCCTGGTGAGTGAGGGGGGCTAGAGCAGGACGCGCAGGAGCTGGCCGGCGGCGATGATGACGCCGGTTGCGGCGGTGAGGGCGCCGATGGTCCAGCGGCGGTCGGTGCGACGCTGTTCGGCGAGGGCTTTGGCTTCGGCCGAGCGTTGGGCCTTGTCGGCCTCGACGACGCCCAGGATCGCCTTGTCGCCGATCGTGACCTCGGTGGAGATCTCGACGAGGCGCCGGTCGGCCTCGCGCTCGTGCTGCATGAGCTGCTCACGGGTGCGCTGCGCTTCGGAGTCGATGCGGCGGACCTCGGCCTCGTGCTCGCGGCGGGTCACCATTGCGTCCAGGCGGATGGTGAGTTCGTCACGCAGGCCCTTCACGTCGCCGCGGACGGCGTTGACGGCGTCCAGGGTCGGGTCAGTCATGGGCGCTCACCGCGCGGTCCAGGCGAGTGCGACGCGGAGCCCGTTGCCGGCCCAGGTCGAGACGCGGATGTTGGTGATGCGGGCGCGGATCTCGACGGCGGTGATGGTGTAGACGGTAGCGACGTAGTCGCGGGGGATGTCCTCCCCGATGGTGCCGCTGGCGAGGTCGAGGCTCATGACGACGGAGGCCATGGTCGGTACGTAGTCCAGGCCGTGGGGGATCGCGATCTGCCCGAACTGGTTGAGCGTGCCCACGAAGGTCCCGCCTACCGGCGCGACGGGGCGGAAGCCCGCGCCGTCGTTGACCTCGAGGCGGTTGGGGGCGGGGGCGTCGGCGCGGTAGACGAGCAGGGGCCGCGCCGGTGAGGGGACGAAGGGCGGGTTCTGCGCGGCGAGGTCCGCCAGGAGCTGCGCCCGCTCGGTGACGTTCGCGACCGGCACGAAGTCGTTGATCGAGGCGGCGAGGTCGTTGATGACCTGGCGGCGGGGCGTCTCCCCGGGTGCGGGGACGGCGTGCTTACGTGGGCTGGTCGCCATCGGTGACCACCTCCTCAGGAACGGGGTCCGGGTCGGGCTCGGGGGTCGGGGTGATGGGCGGGAGGTCGCCGCGTGCGGCGTGCCAGTCGGCGTGCAGGTCGACGAAGTTCACGACGGCCCCGCAGATGTCGCAGTAGATCCACATGGGGGTCTCCTAGGCGGGTCGGGTGTAGGTGGCCTCGAGGACCACGGATCCCGGGGTGGCGGTGCCGCCCCAGCCGGATGCGGTGCCGCCGACGGCGACCAGGCCCCGGTAGGCACCGGTGCGTAGGCCCTCGCAGATCTCTGCGGGCAGCCAGGCTTCGGCCCAGGCTCCCTGCCCGACCGGGCTGAGCAGGACCGTCGGCCCGGCGCCGGAGGGTGCGCCCGCGGGCTGGGCGGCGTGCGGGGAGCCTTGCAGGACGAGTGAGGCGGGGGCTGTGGAGCCGAACTCGTTGCGCAGCGCGCGGATCTTGATCCCGGAGATGGCGGTTGCGCCGAGGTTGGTGAGCTGGTCGCCGTAGGTCGCGAGCCCGGTCATGGGTCCGGACCCGAAGCCGTTGCCCTGGTAGAGGTCGGCGCGCCCGCCGAAGCGGCCCGTGTTCCAGTCGCCCCATCGGCCTGAGGAGGCTCGCCAGGCACCGGACCACTGGGGGCCGATGGTCTGGGTGACCTGGACGGTGCCGCTGCCACCGGGCGGGGCGCCGCCGCCGCCGCTGGGAGGCGGGGCGACCGGGGACGGGCCCAGGACCAGGACAGGTGCGCCCCAGTCAGACAGTGAGACCCACACCGAGGCGGGCAGGGTCCCGTAGGCCCCGGCCAGGTACGGCAGGGAGTACGTGCCTCCCGCCCAGGTGACCGTGGCGACCGTGCCGGCGGTCGCGGTCATCGTGGCCGGGACCACGGTGTCCAGCGGATCCAGCGGTCCCAGGACGAGCGAGGGGCGTCCGGTGGAGGGGTTGAGGAGCACGCGGGCCAAGCCCGCGCCCAGGCCGTTCGTGCGACGGTAGCGTCCGGGCATGGCGGGCAGCCACAGGGGCTCACCGCGCACACCGACCCGCACCAAGCGGGCTCCGGGGTTGGCGTCGTAGCACGGACCCACGGTCGTCAGCGCGTCGTCGGAGGCCGCGCTGGGGTTCGGGGTCAGCAGGTCGAGGTCGCTCACATGCTCACCCCCACGTCCACTCGCATCTCGCCGTCGGCGACGGTCAGGGGCAGGTCGTACCCGGTGACCCACCCCCAGGTGCGCTCACCGTCCCGCAGGACCTCGACCGGGTCGTCGAGGTCGATGCGGGGATCTGGGGCGCACACGACCGGGACCGACGTCGCCGGGAGGATGTTGTTGGCGAGCATGGTCTGCGCCGAGGCGAGCGCCATCGAGGCGCTCGTGATGAGCGGGGACGACCAGATCTTGGTCACCGGCCCGTACTCGCCCGTCACGGCCATCGGGCCAGAGGTTTGCTGCGCGATCGCCTGGACGTCTTCCGAGCCCGCGGCCGATGACCGGGCGACGATCTGGTTGTAGGCGCCCGCTCGGGTGTCCGAGCGACCGGCCGAGACGAGCGTGCCCCGCTCCCCGTCATGCAAGGTCAGGACCGGGGTCGGCACCTCGGGCAGCGGACGCCGGTAGACGATCTGGCCCCACTCGTCGGTGCGCAGCAGGGCCGGCCACGCGTCCGCGATCTCCGCCAGCGCCGCGAGACGGTCCTCCGACCACGCCATCCCGGCCGGGCACGGCCGATCCACCAGGGCAGGATCGAACGCGACCGAGACTCCGGGCGGCGCGAGCCTGCGTGCCTCGGACATGAGCGTCGCCCCGGTCCCAGGCTGGGTCGGGCTGGTGAGCTTCGCGTCCTCCGGTCGACGCAACCGGCCCGCGGCGACGACCTGGATCGTGCCGTCGTCGCCGTCGTCCCAGTCCGTGATGAGAAACCTGCCGATGCGCGTCTCCCACGCGTCGGCGTCCACGGACGAAGCGACGATGACCGAGACCTGCAGCTCCTGCCCGTACCGGGCCAGCGGGTGGTCGACCCGGTCGCCCGGGCGCATGTCCCGCACCCCATCGAACCGCGGCACGGTCATCGTCAGGCGCTCAGGGATCTTCTGCCCCACCTGCGCAACCACCCGCCCACGCCTGACCAGGATCTCGGCGTCGAGCAGGCGCCCACCCAACCAGGAGGACACCGACGGCGCCCACCCGCAATCACCCGAGAGGACTTCCTCCGGTGGTCCTGCCCTCATCGGTGCCCCCTCACAGCAGCTGCCCCCACGGGTAGGTGTCCCACTGGTCCCATGCGGACGACGCGAACAGGGCGTCGTGCTCGTCCCACGTGCGCGTGGCCATGGCGGCGTCGAAGTCATCCCAGGTCCACGCCGACAGCGCGGCCGAGGGTTCGGGGTCGTCGACCAGGACGTACTCGAGCGACCAGACGCGCTGGGTCGAGAGCCCGCCGTCGCCCGCCCACAGGACGTTCGATGGCTTGCCCACGACATGGATCAGGTCGACCGCGTCCAGGTCGCGGATCGCGCCGTCGGTCCGCAGCACGAGCGGACGGCCCGCACGCAGCAGGTCACGCATGCGGACCGTGTTCTGCCGGTTGGTGCGGATGCGCAGCGACCCGCCGCCATCCCCGCCCGGCGCGTACCGGACGGGCGGCCGGCGTCGGCCGGGGACGTCGAACGCAACCGTGTTCGAGACCAGGTCCCGTGGCATCCCGTCGATCTCCCACACGAAATCTGCGACGATCTGCCCGTCGAGGGACTGCAGGACGTAGCGGCGAGCGTGAGACACCGTCACCGGTGCCGCGATGTAGGTCACCCCCGCGACGACCGCCTGGTACGTCACCAGAGCGTTGAGCGCGGAGCGGTTGTCGACGAGCACGACCTGCTCACCCGACGACACCCCGACCCCACCCGGGACGGGCCACGACGAGCCATCGCCCGTCGTGCCCGTCACCGTGTAGGCCGTCCCCGCCGGAACGCCGGCCAGGACGACCTGCACGGGCTCCGGCGACCCCGCCGGCACCAGGGATGCGGTGATCGAGACAGTCATCAGCCAGCCCTCCGAGCCTGAGACGTGCGGATGTCGCGCTTCGCGGTTCGTTCCGCCGTGCGCGTGGACACGTCCCGGATGTAGCCCGTGAGGGGGCCGATGCCGTCGAAGACGGCGGTGATCTGTGCTCCCGCGAGGTTGATGACCGGGTTCACGTTTACCGATGGACCCGCCGACATGAGTGCCCCCATGCTCGGAGCCGCTCCAACCAGACCGCCGTCGCCGAGGAAGTCGCCGAGCTTGTCGTCGTTGATCGCCTCGAGCAGTTCGGGGTTCTTCTGCGCTGCGGCGGTGTTGACCACGAACTCGCCGGGCGCAGCGAACACGTGGACGCTGTCGACCGGGGACGGCACGCCGGGGATCCACCCACCGGCCGATCGCGCGATCGAGTTCTGCGACACTGCGGGGGTGTAGCTGGGGTCGGCGTTGACGCGTGCCTGGATCGTGACCGACTGGTTCCGGGCCGCTGTGAGGAAGCGGTCGAGAGCTGTCTGCGCCTGTGACGTGTCGGCGGTGACGACGGTGTTCACCCGGTCAGGGATGAGGCCGTACTGGTCCGCGAGCTTTGTCGCGGCGTCCTTCGTCAGGCCGAGCGCTGTCATCTGGTTGATGAACGCGTCCCTGGCGCTGTCGACCCGACCACGGAGCTGCTCCTGGGACTCTCCGGCACCCGCGGCCGCGACGAGCTGCGCGTCGAGGGCCCCGACGACGGACCGGATCTGCCCGTCGAGCTCCTGCCCAGCGAGCGTGGACAGGTCCACCGCACCGTTGAGCTCGGACAGGGCGAGCTTCGAGCCGTCCGCCTTGAACCCCAGGGTCTCGACACCGGTCGCGAGCCGGCCCGTCGCATCGTTCAGGGCCGCCTCGGCGATCATCGGGATCGCGAGCTCGTTGAGCTTGGCCTGCGCGGGGTCCAGGACGTTCTCGATGAGGTTGGTCCGCATCGTGTCCGCGACCCCATCCAGGGTCTCCTCGGTGTCCTTGAGACCATCGATGGCGCCGTCAGCCCACTCCCGGAACCCCTTCGACCCCTGGTCGCCTGGCGTCGCACGGTCGATCGCGACTGCGACGTTCGCGAGCGCGTCGATCATGTCGGCCACCGGGCCGGCGAGGAACGACCCGATGCCCTCAGTCCCCGAGGCGGCGGCCTCGACGAGGGTGCGACCGAAGTCGAGTGCCCCGTTCGCCGCGTCGAGGAGGAACGTCAGGACGGCCTCTCGGTTCGTCGAGACGAACGTCGCGAACCCTTCGATCTGGGGGGAGAACGCCGTCGCGAGGGCACCCTTGATGCCGTCCGCGGCGACCTCGATGTTCCGCTGCGCGGAAGCGATCTTCCCGGCGCTGTTGTCGCCCAGGGTCTCGAGCGCCGACCGGGCTGCACCCTCGACCTGGCCGAGCTGTTCGACCGCGGTCGACAGGTCCATGCCGAATGCGGCCCCCTGCAGGTCCTCTGCCTTCGAGCCGAACAGCGCCAGGGCCGCCGCGGAGCGTGCTGCGGGGTCGTCGATGTTCCGCAGCCCGGTGAGCAGCCGCTCGAGCATGTCAGCTGCGGCGGGCCCGCCTTCAGCGATCGCGGCCTGCATCTCCTTGCCGGACACGCCGATCGCGGAGAAGCCGTCCGCGGCCGCGGCGGTGCCGTCCTTCGCGCGGATCGCGAGCTCTTTCAGGGCGTCGGCAGCGACGTCGGTGTCCCGGGCGCCCGCCTTCACGGCCTGCGAGAGCAGGCCCATCGCCTTCGGCCCGTCGAGGCCGAGCTCGCGGAACTGGGTGCCGTACTCGTCGATGGTGTCGAGCCAGTCCTCGGACACGTTCAGCCCGGCCTGCTGGCCCTTGACCAGGAGGTCGAAGGCGCCCGCCGCGTCCTGCGCGATGCCCGTCTTGATGGCCTGGGCGGCCGACCGCGCGACGCGAGGGATGTCCTCGCCCAGGAGATCCGCGACTCCGGAGATGGACTCGATGACCTGCTGCGCCTCGATCTTGGTCGCGTTCGGGTCCAGGAGTCCGGCCTGGATCGCGGCGCGCGCGGTGTCGAGGTTCGCCGCGATCGATTCGCCGAAGTTCCCGGCGTAGGCCTCGCCGGCTGCTCGCCCGAAACGCGATGCGGTGGCGGCGTCGAGCCCGGTCTGCGCCATGAACCGGTCCTCACGGACCTCGTTCTGCAGACCGTCGAGCAGGGCCTTGCCAATTGCGACGCCGATCCCGACGACAGCGCCCGCGATCGGGATCGTCGCCAGGGCGGCAATGATCCCGGCGGACAGGTTCGACCCTGCGCCCTTGCCGGCCCGGCCGCCAGCGTCGGTGGCTTCCGCCTCGACGTCACCGAGCGCTTCGGTGGCGCCGGACGTGTCAGCGTCGACCACGACCTCGGCGCGCGCCCCCTCCAGGGCACGGAGCTCCGCCTTCGCCCGGTCGAGAGACTGGCGCGCAGGGGACACGTCAGCGTCGACCGTCGCCTCCGCATCCACGGCATCGACGGCGTCGAGCTCGGCCTCGATGCGTGCGATGTTCGCCTTCGCGTCCTCGATGGCAGCGTCGACCTCAGCCACAACCTCAGCGGAGGCCACCTTCTTCAGGGCAGCCTCGACCTTGGTGATGTTCGTCGTCGCGTCGCGGATGTCCGCGTCGACCTCGAGGTCAGGGATCGTGGCCGACGCAAGCCGCTTCACCAGCTGCGTGACGTCGCCGTACTTCCTCTCGAACTTCGCGGTATCGAGGTCGACGTGACCCTGCAGGGTGCCGAGGTCCAGGCTCACCAGTCACCTCCGATGCTGTGAGGGTGCGGGCGCTAGGACGCGCGCGGTGCGGGAGGCCGGGTCGGCCAGGAGGCCGCTGATGCGGGTGCGGAGCCACCGCCACGACCGGGCGCCCATGAGCGCCCGGTCGTCGACGTCGATGCCCCGGTCCTGCAGGTCACACTCGACGACAGCCCACGACTCGAAGAGCCGCGCCCAGGTCACGCCAGCGGCGCGCTGCTCGAGCCGTCGGAGCTGCTCGGGCGGGACCTCGTACCACTCCCAGAGGCCGGTGTCGGGGTCGTACTCGCCGCGTCCGTACTGGTCGAGGGCGACCGGTCCGGCAGCGGCGTCCGTGCTTCCCCCAGCGGCGTCACCCACCACAGGTGGGCAGCCCGCTCACCAGCGACGACCCACAGGTACGCGGTCATGCCGGCGTGGTTGAGAACCTCGGTGCTGACACCGTCGGCGAGCATCCGGTCGTACACGGGCCCGAGGGCGTCTTGCTCGAGGCTCGTGGCGCCGTCGTCCGCGGCGACGAGCGCAGTGTGGTGCGCCTTGGCGGCCACGCCGGCCTGTCGGGCGTTCGTGACGGCCCACGCGGCCTGCAGGCGCAGACCGACAAGTGCGGGCGGGGACGGCACCTTGTACGTCGTCCCCGCCACGGGCAGGTCGAGTGTCGGGGACAGGAACGCCCCGAGGTCGTCGAACTCCGGCATCAAGCGCCCCGGGTGTAGGCCAGGGGAGCGGACGCACCGACGCCGTTGGTGACGACGACGGGCGCGGACCCGGCTGACCCGGCGGGCAGGACGGCGACGATCGTGGTCGCGTTGACCACGACGTACGAGGACGCGTTCGCGGCCCCGAACTTCACGCCGGCCGCGCCCGTGGTGCCCGTGAACCCGGTGCCGGTGATCGTGACCTGCGTACCCGCGAGAGCGCCGGAGGGGAGCGCCGACGCGACGACCGGGGCCGTGGCGGCGGCGGTCGGGTTCGCGATCTTCTCCGGCTTGCCCTGCACGAGCAGGGTCACTGCGACGGCCTGCAGGCCCTCGACCGTGCCACCGGACGGCGCCCACTGCACGAGCGCGTACCCCTCCCACGCCTGCCCGCCGGTCTTGCGCTCGTACCAGCGGATGTGGACGAGCTCGAGGTCTTCCGACGCCTGCCGCAGGGCCTCCTGGCCGGGGTCGTAGGCGCCCGTCGTCGGGTTCTCCTTGCGCAGGAGCGTCGCGGTGGGCTGAGCCTTGCGGAGCGTGACGGCGTCCGACCCCCACCCCTCGGAGTCGTAGTCCGAGGAGTCCTGGACGGTGGAGTTGATGCCGGGTACGAAGTTCTGCATGGCCCGGACTTGGACGAAGTTCGGGGTTGCGGGGGTGAGGTCGACGTCGAGGCGCCAGATGCTGTTGACGGTGGGGTTCAGGGTGTCCATGGGATGTGGTCCTTCCGTGCTGGTCGGTCAGTCGGTGACGTGCGCGGAGGGGTGCGCCGTCGTGAGGTAGTAGTTCGAGCTGGTCTCGTGGCGCCGGTTCTGGTCGGGGCCGAGCGGTGTGGCCGATGACCGCCAGATGTGCGCGACGACGACCGTGCCCAGGCGCAGGTTCTCGGCGCCGTGCAGGACGGCGTAGATCGCGTCGTCGAGGTCGAGCACGGGGGTCGGGGAGCCGGGGGCAGCCCGGCACCGGACCTGCACGCCCTGTACGACGTCTGAGCGCGCGCCCGCTGTCACGGGGTACGGCGTCAGGACCACGACCCGGTCGGGTGTGGTCGGGACGGTCTGCAGCAGGATCCCGGTCTCGTCCGCGGTGTACAGGCCGGTCGGGCGCCACGTGAGGCCGATGCCGGCGCCCGTGAGGTGTTCGGCGAGTCCGGTCAGGAGGTCGCTGGTGAAGCCCACGGCGCTACCTCCTCTCAGGTTCCGAGCTCGGCACGGATGGCCTGGGCGATGAGGGCGCGGGCGACGTCGACGCTGTCGGCCATGGCGGTCTCGAGGTACTTCGCCTGGCGGCCGTTGTCGTGCCGCCAGTCGATCTCCTCGTGCTGGCGGACCGCGTACACGGTGTCGTAGGAGATCGTGACGTGCCCGTCCTCGACGGGGGATGTCGCACCGGAGAGCTCGAGGGTGCCCTCCTCGTGAGGGACGCGCTGGTTCGACGTCGTGAGGATCTGTTCCCCGGCGAGGTAGACGCCGCGGTCGCGCCCCGCTCGGAGGCGGCCGACGGCGTCGCTGTCACCGGCCGTGAACGTGAAGGCTTGGGCCACGATTCACCTCCGATGACACATCGCAGGGGGTATAACCGCAGGTCATGACACATGACACGCTTTCTGTGGTCGGTGCTCCACGGGCGCATGCGCGTGCGCGTGTAGAGGATGAACTCAGAAAACGCGTCATACGTGTCACATGTGTCATGACCTGCGGAAACGCGGCGACCTACCTGTCACAGATGTGTCACGCACGTGTCATCGGTCAGGTCAGCGCCCACTCCACGTGGTCCGGCAGTCCGAGGCCGCCCGACGTGCGCCGAGCCTGCGTAATGACCGTCGCGACCCGGCCCGACGGCAGGGTCACGAGCGACCCGGGCGGACCGTCCGGTGCGTCCGGGCCCGCGAACACGGTGGACGACGACACGACCTCGGCACCGGTACGGTCCCGCACGAGCTGCGTGCGTTCATCGACCAGGCAGGGGATGGGGTCCGTCAGCGGGCCGTGGACGTCGCCGTACCCACCCGACCCGACGAACGGGGCCAGGACCACTTCATGGACGAAGAACTCCTCGAGCTCACTCATCGTCGTACCCGATCCGTCGACGGTGGTACTGCAACCCGACGTCGAGAAGCCCGAGAGACTGGGCAACCGATTGGCCCGGCGCGGCGTCGTGCACGAACGCCGTACAGTCCGGGTCCTCCGCGGTAGCGACCTCGACGACGATGACGAACCCCGTGACGATCGCGCCCGGGTTCGAGGCGAGCACCGCCGCGACGAGCGCGTCCTCGACAGCCCGCCCTTCCGCGCTCATCCCCTCACCCACACCGTGCGGTTCAGCAGACCGGCCGCGTCGAGGATCCCGCGCGCCTCGGCCGACAGCGACGTCGACACCACGGCCCGGCGGGCGGCCGCGGCGTCCGAGCCGGCGTACGAGACCGCGGCCGGTCCGAGGCTCTTCGACGCTACGACGCGCCCTGTCGTGCCGGTATCCACGCCGACGGCCGTCGGGTCGATACCCAGGGCCGCCCACGTAACGGCCTGCGAGCAGACCGCGTCCCGGAACGCCTCAAGCACTCGGGGTGCGGTGGGCATCCCGGCGGCGTCGACGGCGTATACCGTGCCGCGCGTGGCCCGGGTGACCAGCACGGACGCGGACCGCAGGAGCGCGGGCGCGTTCGCCGGGCTCGAGGACCATGGTGGGGCGGCGAGCTCCTCTGGGGTGGCGTAGATCAGCACGACGGGGCCCTCCTGTCAGGGGGTGTGGTGGGGGCGCAGGTCGCGCTCATGGCAGGGTCGGGAGCATCCCGGCGTTGGCGGCCCCGAGCGGCCTTCACGAGACGTGCAAGAGGTGTCACCGGGCTCGTGTTGACACCCCCACCACAGACTTGGGGTGGCGTGCCGGGCAGGCGGGGGCGGGTCCTGCCCGGCACGCCGGTCTCACTCGACCGGCGGCTTCTGCTCGCCGGTCGGGGCGGGCATGCCCCCGATCTGCTCGAGGACCTCCGCCCGGTTCTTGCCGGCCTTCTCGGCCTCGACGACCCGGACCACCTCGGCGTCGTGCACCGCGGGGTCCGTGCCGTCCAGGCCCGTGAGGTACGCGAGTACCTCGGCCGGTTCGTGCTCGCCAGGGTCGAAGAGGTTCGGCTTCGGTGTGTACTGCTCACGCAGCTGGTCACGCGTCAGCCCGGCGACGTCCTCCTCGGTCGCCCCCACGGCCAGCGCGAACGCCAGCCAGTCCGCCTTCGACGCGCTGCCGCTCGGCACGTCCAGGACCACCTCAGTGGTGCCCGGCTTCGCACGGTGCCGACGGATCAGCATGCCCACGATCAGGCGCCGATCGTGACGACGAGAACGCCCTTGTCGTTCAGGCGCTTCGTCGCGTAGTGCAGGTTCGTCGTCACGACGTCCGTGCGGGCGAGGATGTCGCGGTCCTGCTCGACGATCGGGCGCCGCTTGTTCAGCAGGCCCAGGCTGTTCTTCTTCAGCACCAGCGACTTGCCGACCGCGAGGCGGTTCGTGACGAACACGGGCAGGCCCGCGACCTCACCGATGAAACCGCGCCGCACCATCGTGCCCTCACCGCCGGCGCTGAGGTCAGACGCCTTGATGAAGGTGTCGTCCTTCATGATTTGGGAGCGCTGCTCGGCGCGGATGTACAGGCCGGAGAACTCGGACGGCTCGAAGTCGTCGCCGAACTGCTCGAGCCCGTCGACCAGGCCCGGCCACGTGATGAGGCTGCCTGTGATCGTGTGCAGCAGCGGGGACGACGCGGTTGCCGTGGACCCGTCGGCGTACGTGATGCCGCCGGGCACGACAACCTGGGCCGCGGTGATGAGGTCGGCGTCGACCTTGCGGGCCGCGAGGAGACCGAACTGGCGGATGGCCTCGTCCTGCGCGTTGCCGATGCCCGTGAGGTTCGCCTTGTCGGTGATCTCGACGCCCTTGCCGGCCTCCTTGATGGTGGCCTTCGAGCTCTTCTGGGTGAGGCGCTCGGGGACGATCGCCGTGCCCTCGTCGAGGTCGTCGAGGTCGCCGAGCTCCATCCACGCCGGGAACTCGACGGTGTCGCCGGGCTGCCCGACGAGGGTGTCGTCGTTCACGACGGCCGTGGAGGTGCCGACGATCGCGGCGCCGGTGAACTGCGCCTGCGCGAGGTCTTCCCAGACCTCGGGGGCGTACAGGTCGGCGCGAGTGGTCTTGGCCATGATGGGGCTCTCTTTCTGCCGGCTCAGCGGCCGGTCAGCTTGCGGTACAGGGCGGGGTCGGAGTGGAACAGGGCGTTCTTCTCCGTGGGCGTCATCGCGGCGAACCGCTCGGCAGTGATCGCGCCTTCGCCGGACCCGCCGGCGTGGTCGACGCTGCTCGCCCCGGCCGCCTGGGCCGCGAGGAGCTTCGGGTTGTCGCTGACCGCCTGCTTGATGGCGGCGTCGACCGTCGCGGCGAAGTCCGCCGCGGTGGGGTCGAGGTCCGTGACCTTCGCCAGGAAGGCACGGGAGTCGAGGAGGGCCGACGGGTCGGCCTTGTGGGTGCTGGCGGTGCGGTGCACGGCGAGCTCGACGGACGCCAGGCGTGCGGCGTCCTGCGCGGCGGTGAGGTCCTGGGCGAGCTTCGCGGGGTCGGGGGTGACCTCGCCGTCCTTGACCAGCCCGAGCTCGCGCAGGAGGGCGTCGCGGGCTTCGGCGGCGGCGGTCTGCTTCGCGTTGACGCGGGAGTCGCCGGCTTCCTTGCGGAGCTTCTCGATGAGGGTCTGTGCGCCGGTCGGAAGGGACTCGACCTTGCCGTCCCACTCGGTGCCGCTTGCCGCCTGTGCGGCGCCCTGACCTCCGGCGTTGCTCGCATCGGTGGCGGTCGTCTCGGCCGTGGTGGTCGTGCCGCTCGCCGCGGCCGCACCGGCACCAGGGGTCCCTTCTGCGCTGGTGTCGGCGGTCATGAGTCGCAGCCGCTCGAAGCGCGGGTGGAGGCCGTTTGGGCCCAGGAACGGTCGGGCGGCGATGGGGTGGGACTTCATGGGCATGACTGAACCTCCCGGGTTCGGGTCAGGGTGTGGGTGGGGACCGCTACGGTTCGCGGCAAGGCCGACGCGCACCAGGCACGACGGCGAGAGAAGAAGGGGGGGCCAATCATGGCTGTCAAGGTTTGGGTCGCTGGAAAGTCGAACCCCGTCGTACACGAGGGCGCGACGTTTGTGCAGGTGCAGGACCAGCACCTGTTTGTGCTCGACGCGGTGAACGATCTGCGGGGCGTCAAGGCGATCTATGCGCCTGGTCAGTGGACGCGTACTTCCACCGCAGATAACGGCACGGACGAGTCGAACTAGCGGGCTCTGCCGATCTGCTCACGGGCTGTCTGACGTTTGAGCTCCGGGTGCTCCACAAGGTGCGCCCGGAGCGCAGCCTGCCACTCCCGGACCTTCGCCCGTGCGACGAGTTCGGCACCGTCGTTGATCGCGCCAACCTCGCGGAGCTTCCACTTCCGGATGCCGCGCTCGAGCTCACGCTGCCGCTGCTGCGCCACGTACCCCGCTTGCGTCCCCGTCGGCGCAGGGACCCGCGTCGCACCTGGCAGGAACGCCGAGAGGCTGTGCCGGCAGTTCGGGTGCTGCAGACCCGCCGCGCGCGCATCCGCGACCGACCCAGCGACCCGGACCGTCACACGCCCGTCGCTCGTGGTGGACGCCACCTCGACCGACCCGACGGCCCCGCCCGAGATCGAGAGAATCTTCCCCTCCCAGGGCCGGCACTTCGGGCACTCCCGCGGCGCGTCTGAGACGACGACGAGGTCCAGGCCGTGCTCGGCGAGTTGCGTCACGTGTCCCTCGACGGCGGCCTTCCCGGCGCCGGTGCGTACCGCCATCTCGGCGTAGGACTCCATGGCCCACGAGCGTCTCGACTTGTCGACGAAGCCGCGAACCCCGTGGCCGGCGAACCGGTTCAGGGCCTGCTGTGCTGCTTCGCGGCGAGTGTTCACGCCGAGGAGGACGCCGGCGGAGGCGTCGGCAACGGTCCGCTGGTAGATGTCCTGCGACGCGCGCAGCACGACCGGCAGCATCTCCTTCAGGGGGCGGATCGTGTCCGCCGCGATCACCTCGACCGCGGCGCGGGTGGCCGGCGCGATCCGCACTTCGACGCCCGCGCGCTCGAGGTCGATCGAGGCGAGGTCCTGGCCGATGCCGAACGCGTCGAAGATGACCTTGCGGGTCTCCGCGGATGCGGCCTCGGATAGTCCGGCCAGGTCGAGGTCGATGCGGGTGCGTAGCTGCTCGAGCTGGCCGACCTTGCGGGCCGCCCAGTGTGGGCCGTCGATGCCCTCCCTGATGGCGTCGCGGATGCGGCGCAGCAGGGACAGCTCAGCGTCCGCGAACAGCAGGGACACGCGGCGTGCGAGGCGCTCCCCGAACCCGGGGTCGACCGGCACGGCTACTGCTGCCCTTCGGTGCCGGGCGGGGGCGCGTCGGGGTCGGCGACCGTCAGCGCGTACTGCGCGTTGATCAGCGCGACCTCGGCCTTCACCTCGTCGTCGCCCCAGTCCGGGTGCAGCAACGTCACCTTCGTCTCGGTCGACGCAGCCCGCGCGATCTCGAGGGCCTGCACGGTCTGCGAGAGCTCGAGCATGCTGTCCTGCACGGTGTCACCGAACGTGACCGTCACGGGCTGCACGATGATCCCCCGGGCGTTGAACACCGCCTGGTCGATCGAGAGCATCTTCTGCGCAAGGCGAGCCACGGCGGGCCGCTCGAGGCGGATCTTGCGGTCGCGCGTCAGGTACGACCGACGCTCACGGGCGTGGACTTCGGTCGCCGTCATCGTGCCCGTGTCGGTCTCGCCCAGGGTCTGCGCCGAGTACCCCGCGGTCTGCACGATCCGCAGCGTCAGGTCCGCGCACGTGCGCAGGTGCTCGTCGACGCGGATCGAGAACTGCTGCGGGGTGATCTGATCCTTGCCGTCCTCAGGGGTCGGCATCGACAGACCCTCGTAGATCTCGGTGTCGAGGTTGAAGCCGGCGCCCTGCCCGGGCCCGGTGTTGGTCAGCATGTGCTGGGGCACGATGATGCGCGACTTGCCCAGGCGCACGTCGCGCATGAGGGAGGAGTACGCCTCGTCGAGGGCATCCATGAGCTGCTCGACGCCGTCGAGGTCGGACCGGCCGAGGTACTGACCGATCGGGTCGCGACGCCACCGGCGCTGCGGGGTCTGGTTCGGGATGTACTCGACACACAGGCCAGGGGTCCGCCCGCCCACGAGCGCACCGGTCTCATCGACCAGAGGCGCGAGGCCGGCGGTCGCGGCGTGGTCGGTCAGCGGGACGGCCATACCGAGGTCCGCCGCGGTGCCCTGGTACAGGCCGTGGAGGATGAGTCCGTTCCCGCTGGCGTCGAGCTCGTGCCGCTCCAGATGCCGGTACACGGTCTGCCCTCCCGCGGACAGGACGTGCCAGAACGTGGCCGCGACGAGGCGGCCCCACCGGAACTCAGGCAGGGCCGCGTCGGCGTCGACCGTCGTGAGGAATGGACGGTCGAGGACGGCCTGGTCCCAGGTGACGCGGTGGTACCGGCCCGACAGCGCAGCCCCGACCTCCGCACCGGTGGCGAGGGTGCCGTGGAAGCCGTCGTCGACGTACTTGTCGAGGCGCTCCTGCGTCGCGGTCGCTGCACCGTCCTCGCCGGCCGCGACGGTCAGGGTCGGGGGCTCGGCGTACAGCAGGTCCGCGGACGCCCGGCACAGGTCGGACGCGATCGGGACGTGCAGCTGGTCGGGGCGCTCCGTCGTCGCGTCCACGGTCCGGCCCCACCAGAAGCGGCGCAGGAGCCCGCGCACGCCCCCCAGGCGAGCGTTCCCGCCCTCGGTGGGGCCGTTGGTCGTCCGGCCGCCGTACGCCCGCGAGAGAGCCTCCGGGGTGCCTTCGTACCAGGCGGACCACGTCGCGATGTCCGGCATGATCTTCTCGAGCTGCTTCGGCGGCCAGGCCGTGCCGTTGGCGGGGAGCGGCATGCGTGGTGTCCTCCCTACGAGTCGGTGCCCTCACCAGGTGCGTTGTCCATGGCGGGGGCGATGGGGATGCGGGACCGCCAGTCCTGGCGGGTCGTGTAGATCGCGTACCGCAGCGCGTCGACCTCGTCGTCATCGGCCTTCACGGGCGCGGTTTCGCCGCGGGCGGTGGCCTTGTCATCCCACACGTACCCCGGGATGCGGTCGATGAGCTGGGTGCAGGTGTCGGCGACGACGAGGCGGTCGACGGCAAGGAGCGACGCGAGGGTCTGGATGCCGGGCAGGACGGCCTTGTGGGCGTTGCGGACGCCGGGCACGCCGTCGTGGAACAGCTGGTGCCGGAACGACGCCGCGGCGGAGTCGACGGCGATCCACTCCGGGGTCCGCCACGCATCCACCGGACGAGACGCGAGCCATTCCCGCAGATCCGTCGCGTGCTGCCCGACCGTCATGCGCCCGGGCCGCCACTCGTCCAGCACGTACAGGCGATCCTGCCCATCCCGCCCGGGGCGCGTGTCGGGCCCGATGCCGAGGAGGTACCCGCGGGTGGCGTGCTGGTCGCCGTAGTCCGCGCCCATCGCCAGGACCCGGTCCATGACGGGCAGGTCGGCGGCGGGGATGACGTGGCGTGCGGGGTCCCAGGTCTCGTACACGGCGCCGGCGGCCTGGACCCACTCGCCGAGGATGAACCGCCGGTACCAGAGGCCGACGTACTCGCGGGTGATCTGGGCGACGTACGCGGGGTCGAGGTGGGTGTTGTCGGCGAGGCGGAACCGGAACACGAGGTAGCCGAGCTCGGCGGCGCGGTCGATGACCTGGCGCTTGAGCCAGTGCGCGGGCCCGTCGGGGTTCGTCGTGGCGAACAGGCGCGCACCGGGGACGCTCATGCGGCCGATGAGCTGGGTCCAGAACGCTTCGGCGACGAGGGTGGCCTCGTCGACGTAGGCGCCGGCGACCGTCAGGCCTCGTAGGACTGCTTCGGCGCGGGAGTCGGACGCGCCGAGGACGTGCACGGTGCGCCCGAGGATCGTGCCGGTGGGTGCGCCGGCGGTGTAGGACACGTGCCGGGCGAGGATGCCGTACAGCGCGGGGTCTTTGAGGGGGCCGAAGACGTTGCGGGCGATGGACTCGCGGGTACGACCGATGACGACGAGCTCGCCGCCGCGGGGCGCGTGGGAGACGAAGATGAGCCACGCGAGCAACGACGCGATGGTCTTCCCGGAGCGGATGGACCCGGTCCAGAGGTTCACGCGTGCGACGGCGCGGGCGATCGACCACACCTGACGCGGCGACAGGCCCGCCAGGACCGCGGTGATGACGGCCTGCGTGACGACGAGCGCGGTCATGACGCGTCCTGCTCGGGCATCTGGTCCGCCGCGGCGGCGATCGCGGCGGCGATGCCGTCGAGCATGCTCACGGCCTCCGTGTGGCCGCCGTCGGCGTCGTGCACCGCGATCTTCAGCGACCGGTCGAGAGCCACGCCCGCGGCCTGGATGAGCTTGAGCTTGTCCGTTGGCGTCGGCTCGTCCGCGGTCATCTCGTCGAACTCGTGGTCCTTGCCGCCCCAGTCCCAGTACCGGTGCGGCTGCCACAGCTGGGTGCGGAGGCGTTCGGCGTCGCCGAGGAGCGCTATCTCGAGCGCGGCGCGCCGGGACTTGGCGTCGGTGACGTTCGCCTGAGTCGCGGCGAGGGTGCGGGTGCGGTCGACCTGGACGTCGAGGCGTTGCATGCGGCGCCCGACGGCGGTCTTGGAGCGGTCGAGGTCATCGGCGATGTCGCGGACGGAGCGGCCGGCGGCGGCGAGGTCGCGGAGCTGTTGGTCGTCGTCTGTGGTCCAGGGGCGGGCCGCGGGCACGTGATGTCACCTGCCTCGCGGGGTCTCACCGCGTCAAGCGGTCTACTCGGCGTCGTAGGGCAGGTTGTCCACCGTCAGCTCTTCACCCGCATCATGAAGGCTTCCGGTGAAGCGCGGGACCGATCCTTCTGTTGCTACACCTTGAGAATCGAGCAATCGGCCCATTTGATCGATCTTCCAGTGGCGCCCGGCGCTATCACGAAACTCCCACGCGATCAGTCGACTAGGGAAGGACTCCGGGTCGTCGTCGAGCAGCCATGGATGCGTGTTTGCATCATGTCGCTTGCCTGGCAAGAGCACGGCCTTGTATGTGTCTGGAGCGACACGAGCGCTTCCCCGACCGGTAACTAGCACCAAGGTGACATCCATGATCGGTGCCGTTGAGTAGTTCGCGATGAACATCTGAAACACCGTGCCACGCTTGGTAGGTGGCACGAAGTCCATCCACACCGCGACGCCGCGCGCCAACTGCTCCCGGGCGAGGCGATCGTTGCGATCGTTCGCAGCGTCGCGTTCGGCCTCAAGCTTGGCGATCTGCCGCGAGGCGTTCCGTTGCTCGCGCAAACCCAAGACCACAGCAGTGACGACCGCAAGTACGGTGCCGATTGCCGTGAGCACTTCCCAAACGTTGGGGTCGTTCGACGCGATGACGACATTGAGGGGAAACGGATTCACCAGAGGAGGGTACCGAGGCTGGATGCCTGACGTGCGCACGCCCCGAAGGCCAGGTGCGACGAAGCCCCCGGGAGCGCCGTGCTCGACCGGGGGCTTCGTGGGCATGCTAGCGGTGCGCACCACCTTACAGATGAACTACAGAGCTGTCATCATGTGTCTTGATGACGATGCCGGCCTGCTTCGTGTAGTCCGCCCAGTCTCGGTCGCCGTCGACGAGGCGCGCCAGGGCGGCCTGCCACGTCGTGGCCGAGTACTCGAACTCGTACTTCTTGGGGTGCGGTTGGCCTGAGACGTAGTTCAGTGCGGTCTTCTTGCCCAGCGGGATCGAGGCACGCCCGCCGTCCACCCGGACGACTTCCTCGCGGTCGACCAGGACTCCGCGCCAGAAGACGTCGACGAACTCGACGTACGCCGTCGAGTCGGGGAAGTGAGCGTCTGGCCACAGGGCCTGCGAATCGATCACCCGATCGAAGCCGCGTGCCCGGAGGCCGTGCTGGATCGTGAGGTCGATGTCGTGTCGGTAGACCATGAGCTCGCTGTGCTGCTCGACCGTGTCGTTGTCGATGTCGGGGGCGTCGGTGAAGTAGGGGCCGACAGTGACGTTGTGCCAGTCGTCGATGGGCGAGTTGATGATGATCTCGCGGAGCTTGAATAGGTTCATGGCGGAGAACGTAGGGCATGCCTCTGACGCGGTCACGCTGCCGCGCGGGCGTCGCGCAGTCGGCCCGCGGCGACGAGTCGGGCTTCGATGTCGGAGACGCGGAACAGGCGTGCCCCGTCGTGCTCGCGGCGTGACGCGGGGGCGATGTGGCCGCGGTGCACCCACACGTGCAGCAGGTCCGCCGAGGTGGCGAACATGGTGGTGGCTTCGCGGGCGGTGACGAGCTGCACGCCGTGCTCGTCGATCAGGGGTTCGTCGATGTCAGCGGGGACCAGGGGCGTCCACTGGGCGGGCGCCCACCGCACCGGTGCCCCGGTCGTGGCGGTGCAGGGCCGGCAGTGCAGGTCCGCGTCCTCGGGGTGGTCGGACCAGCCGGGTGCGAGCTCGAGGCGGTGCTCGCAGTGCGGGCACACGAGGTTCCCGGGCGCTTTCGTCCAGGGCTGTTCGTCGGGGCGTGCTTCGTCGAGGGCGGCGCGCATGAGGCGCGGCCACCTGGTCAGGGCGGACGCGGCGTCGATGACGTCCCAGTGGTCGCCGTGGCCGGCGTCGAGGGCGTGAGCGATCAGGACGGGCAGACGACTGATGGCGTCGAGGGTGTCGGCGTCGGTGCCGGCCCGGTACTTCGCGCGGCCGTGCAGGAGGAGCGTGAGGGCGTTTTCGTAGGTGCGGACGTCGGCGTGGACGTCGAAGAACGTCGTGGCGGCGGGTGTGTTCCAGGGGATGCGGTGCACGTCGGGGCGCGCGGTGGGGCCGTCGGGCCGGTCGGCGTTGCTGGGGGCGGCGACGAGGGCAGCGAGGCGGGGCAGGAGCTGCGTGAGCTCGCGGGCGGTGGTGTAGAGGGGCTCGACGTCGATCACGGGGTCCTCCGGGCGGTGGTGCGGGCGGGTTGGTCGGGTGGGCCGCAATCCACGGTTGAGGGCGCAACCGTGGATAGCCGGCTGGTTGGTTGGTCAGGGTTGCGGGTCGGGACCTTGCGGCATGGGTGTCGCCGGCATCACGACCTAGCGTTGGCGGTCACCGCTACGCTCCGGCCATGACTTGGTTCACGGAGTGGTGGAATTCGATCGACTGGAGCGCGTCCTACTGGGGGGCAGTTGGCGGACTCTCGGCAGCAATCACCGGCGTCGTCGCGATCTGGGCGCTCATCCATGCAGCGCGAGATAGCCGCGAGAGGTCGCGGCCGGTTGTTGTCGCGGAGTACCGCGTGCCAGAGAACGCTCACAAGAGGCTCGAGTTCGTGGTCCGCAACGCTGGGGCGTCCGTAGCTAGGGACATCGAGGTGAAGTTCGACCCGCCGCTCGAGCCGGTTCAGCCTGGACAGGCGATCAGGCCTTTCCTCGTGAAGCGGTACTCCGAGAGAATCACGAACCTCGGGCCGGGGCAGGAATTGACCAACTCGATCCACGCAGATCTCGAGGACCCGGGCGAGAGCGATCTCCCGCTGGACGTCACGGTCAAGGTCAGCTATCGGCGGAGCTGGCTCAGGCGCTACAAGGACAGCTATCGCCTGGTGACGGGCGTCTACGCACAACACACCTATGCGACGTCGACCGACTCGATCCTTGGTCGGTTGACGCAGATCAAGGACGAGCTCAGGAAGATCTCGGGGACATCGTCGGGCACAAACGCCATGAGCGCGATCCGCAAGGAACTTCAGGCAATCAAGGAGCGACTGCCCAGTGACAGTCCGTCTGAGGACTGACCTCACGTCGTCTGCAGTCCGCGGCACTCGCATCCGCACGTCGTCGTGTGGCGGTCGTCGAGCTTCCCGTCCGGGCCGAACGGCCGGTGCGCGTCGCACTGGCGGATCAGGTCGCCGAGGCGGTTGATGTCGGTGCGGACGCTCGTGCTCATCGGTCGTCGTGCGAGTGCTGCCTGGGCTCGGGCGAGGGTCTCGCGGAGCATCTTCACGCCGTCGGGCGGGACCGTGAGCGCGGCCATGCTCATCACCTCCTTCGCCACGCCCTCGCGTCGGACGTCGGGCGCCGGGGCGGGGGCGTCGTCCTGCACTGTGAACGCGCCGTCGGGGTGGCGCACTACCCACTGCCCGGGCCGCACGTCGACGCTCTCTGGCCAGGGGCCGGTGCCGGGCACCGGGTGAGCGACAAGCAGGGCCTCGACGGCGTCGAGCGCGGCGTCCCACCCAGCGCCCCAAGAGTCGGGCTCCGTGGAGCGCGGGGGGCCCTGTAAGCGAAGTTCGGACAGGTCGTCCTCCCACCGGTCAGCGAGCTCGACGAGCGCGGCCCGTAACCCCGCGTCCACCCCGCCGGCCGCATCATGCGCGGACCGGTCACGGGACGTCCCGGGCACGCCGGTCTCGGTGGGCTTGCCGTCGTCGTCGAGCTGGAGGCCGAGGTGGGCGGCGATGGCATCGGTGGCGTTGCGGGTGTACCAGATGCGGGTGGCGTTGACGTGGCGGTCGCTCATGCTGCGGGCCCCTTGGTGGGTTGGCCGTAGCCGGCTGTGCGGATGAGGTGGAGGGCGTCGTCGAGGCGCATTCGGATGGGGGTGCCGTCGCCGACGGGGCGCGGCGTGGGGTGCTCGCGGAGCTGCTCGAGGTCGGCGAGGTACCACCAGGCCCACCATCGGTGTGCGTTGGTGGCTCCGACGCCGCGGCGTTGGGTGACGAGGAACGCGACGGTGGCATGGGCATTGCGGCGTTCGCGTTCGGTTTCGGCGAGCCAGGTCTCGATGAGGAGGTCGGAGGCGTCGCGGGCCTTGTCGCCGCCCTTGACTTCGATGATGACGCCGGGGCTGAGGCCGATGTCACCGCGGTCGAGGGCGCCGGTGAGGGTGAGGCGGTCGGCGTTCGGGAAGCCGCGGGTGCGTGCGGCGCGGACGACGGCGGTCTCAGCTGCCGTGCCGATCTGCTTCGGGCGGTTGACCATGTGGTGCTCCTTCGGGGGTCAGAACAGTGGTGGGCCGTCGTAGCGGGGTGCGGGGCGCAGGGCGGGGAGGGGGGCGGTGGCGAGTGGGGGTCGGCAGGTGTGGGCGATGACGACGGTCGCCTGTGTGGCGGGTGGGTGGCGGCCGAGGATGCGGAGGCCTGGGATGTGGCGGGGTGTGAGTTGGTAGCGGCCGGGGGTGCCCCACAGCTGGTAGGTGGCGACCGCGAGGAGGAGGGCGGCGGCTTCTTGGAGGGGTGTGGCGGCGTAGGGGTCGACGGTGGCGGTATCGGCGAGGAGGGGGGCGTCGTACCCGGTGAGGGTCCAGGCGTGGCAGGTGGGGCAGGGGCTGGGGATGGCGCGTCCGCCGGCGAGGGTCGCGGTGGTGCCGGTGCGGGTCTCGAACGCGGTGACCCATGCGGGCGTGGAAGGGTCACGACGTGTCGTTGGGGTGGGCTCGTCGAGGAGGTCGAAGAGGGGGGTCACGACGGGCCCCCGTGACAGGTGACAGGTGCGGACATGTCGATGACCGATGCGCGTGGGCGCGCGTGCGCGCGTTTAGTGGATGAACTGAGAACACCTGTCACATGTGTCACTGGAGGTTCTTCGAGCAGGTCGGCTTCATCTGTCACATGTGTCATGACCTGCGACGATGCGTCTCCTGTTGTGTCACGTGGGAGCGGTGACAGTTCGTCACGGTTACGTGTCACGAGTGACAGGTGATGTGTCACGCTTTCTGACGCGCGGGTCGATGTCGTCATTACCAGCCCTCCTGTGTTCCGAGGGTCGGATCGGGCGTGACAGGTTCGTCGTCGTCGGGTGACACATCGATGAGACGGATCCCGGAGTAGTACCGGGCGGCGTTGGACCTGCTCGAGCGGACCCCGAACTTCGCGGCGAGCTGCTGCGTGAACGTCTTCGGCGTGACGGGTGCTTCGTCTTCGGCGCGGCACCAGTGCTCGTAGTCGGAGCGGATCGCGGCGACCTTGGCCTGCATGTGCTGGGCGTTCGGGTCGCCGGTGGTGCACCTGTCCTCGACGAACCGGGAGACGGTGTCGGTGTCGCGTTCGTAGGCGCTGGTGGCGGCGAGGACGGCTGCCGGGGTTGCGAGGCCGTGCGCGAAGTAGTGGGCGGCGCCGCGCACGAGCCACGCGAGGATCGCGGGGCCTTCTTCTTCGACGAGGCGGTCCTCGAGGTCGGCGACGCGCTGCGCTTCGGGGATGGTGTGTTCGAACCCGAGCATGCGCACGCGGCGCCAGAACGCGGGGCCGCCAGATCGGACGGCGGGCTGGTGGTTTGCGAGGAGCCAGAGGGAGTGCGTGGGGGTGAAGGAGAACCAGTCCTTGCCCATGAACCGACCGCTGATGGTGTCCTTGCCGGTGAGCATCTTGACCTTGGCCTCGGCGAACGCCTGCCCGTCCTCGAGCTCGGACGTGAAGACGAGACGGGCGCCGGAGAGACGCGCGATCTCGGTGGGGTGGGCGGCGTTGCGGGTGGCTAGGAGGAGCTCGGCGGGGGCGTTGAGGGAGTACCCGTCGTCGCCGACGCCGACGATGCGCTGCACGGTGCCGGCGAGAGTGGTCTTGCCGTTCGCGCCGGCGCCGTGGGCGAAGGGCAGGAGCTGCTCGAGGATGAGGCCGACGAGGGAGACGCCGAACAGGCGCTGCACGTAGGTAGTCATGGAGGGGTCTCCGGCGAACGTGTCGGCGAGGAATCGGTCCCACTGGGGGTGGGGTGCGGTGAAGTCGGGTGCCGCGCTGGTGGAGCGGGTGTGCAGGGCTGCCGGGTCGGGTTGGGACAGCGTCCCGGTGCGGAGGTTGATGACGCCGGCGGGGGTGTTGAGCTCGTAGGGGCGGGCGTCGAGGTCGCGCAGGTGCGTGACGGTGCGGGCGTCGGAGCGGGCGAGGGCGACCATGGATTCGATGCCACGCTTGGAGAGGGAGGCGCGCTTGTGTCGTTCGGACTGCTTGTCGTCTTCGGGGAGGTCGCGGGCGATGCTGCGTGCGAGCTCGGTGACGTGTCCTGCGTCGTCCCAGCGCCAGCGGGTGCCGTCCCAAGTGAGCCACTGGGAGCGCTGGGGGATGTACCGGACGGCGTGGTGGTGGGTGTCGACGAGGCGTAGGGCGTTGCCGTCGTCGGTCTCTGTGTAGGCGGCGGGTTCGACGACGTGCAGGTGGGGGCGTGTGGTGGGGGCCAGGGTCGGGGCGAGCGCGGTGGCGCCGTCGATGGGTGCGATGAGGCCGGCGAGGTCGCCGCCTGGGGGTGGCCCGTCGGGGACTGGGCGCAGGTGGACGGCGCGCTGCCCGTACCCGCGGCGGTGGAGCTCGGTCGCGGCAGCGGTGTGGTCGCCGTCGTGCTCGAGGACGGCGTAGGCGCCGAGCTTGGTGTACGGGGTGTCAGCCTCGAAGTCGGTCGAGCTGGTGAAGACGTAGAGGCGGTCGCGGTCGTCGGCGTGCCCGGTGGTGGCGGAGATCCCGAACGTCTTCCCGGGGCGGGTCCAGAAGCGGGTGTGGCCGCGGGTGTGGGTGTGCGTCCAGCCGTGGGGGGTGAGGATGTCGGCCCAGTCGGTCTTGGTCTCGTAGTCGTCGCCGGGGGTGACGCCGTCGGCGGGGTCGCGCGGTGCTGCCGCCTCTCCGCGGGCGGGTGTCGCCGGGGCGGGGGTCTCGTCGAGGGTGCGCAGCAGCGTGAGGAACGCGGCCCGTTCCTCGAGGGTGAGGACGGGCGCGGTGGCTGGCCCGCCGGCGACACGGACCCAGGGCTTGCCGGTCTCGTGGTGGGTGCCGGGTGTGGGGGCGACGACGACGTACCCGGCTTCGCCGCGGGTCTCGGCGAGGACCTGCGGTACGTCGGCCGCGGTGGTGGTGGCGATCTTGTCGAGGCGCCGGCTGCGGAAGGGTTCGGTGAGGGCGTGGGCCTTGGTGGTCTCGGTGGCCTTCCAGGCGGCGAGCTCGTCCGGGGTGGAGGGGCGGCGCGCGAGCTTGGTGTTGCCGGGGACGGGGCCGTTGACGCGGTAGTGGAAGTGGAACCCGCCGGAGGGGCTCATCTCGGTCCAGCCGGTGGCGACGGTGTCCCAGAGGTTGCCGAGGCCGGTGTTGTGGGCGAGCTGGCGCAGGGCGGGCAGGTGGTGGGCGGCGCGGCCTTCGAGCTCGGCGAGCTCGGCGCCACCTGAGACAAAGCCTTGGATGACGGCGAGGCCGTGCGTGGTGCCGGTGAACCAGGCCCGGATCTGCACCTGGTCGGCTGCGGCGGCCTGGTACGGCTTCCAGGCGGGCAGCGCGGGGCCCTTGGTGTGGTCATCGCGGATGGGAAGAACGGAGTAGCCGGCGGCGGTGAGCTCGAGGGCCGCGGTCAGGATGTCGGCGGTCACCGGTACGCTCCGGCCATGGAAGCAGAGTGGGCGGCCGTGGTGGTCGCGGGGGTGGCCGGGTTGATTTCGCTCGGCTCGGTGGCCGTTGCGATCATCGCGGTTTCGTACTCGCGGGGGCAGCGCGACGCAACGGAACGCCAAGCTGTCGCCGCGGAGGCCCAGGTGGACTTCATGCGTCGCCAGGTCGAGCTGATGGAATCCAGCGCGGCTGCGGGCCACCCTCTCGCGGCGGCGCCAGACGTCCCGCCGTGGACCCTGCAGTACGCGAGAGGCGACATGTTCACGCTTACGAACGGTGGAACCCGGACGGCGTTCGATGTTCGGATCGACGTGCCGGAGGACATCATCACGGCAGGGACGTATGCGTGGCCGAAGGTGGACCCCAGGGCCTCGGTGAGCTTTCTGGCGGCCTTCTCAATGGCTAGCCGTAGCCGGAGCGTGACCGTTCGCTGGACGGATGAACCGGCTGGCCCTGAACTTGAGTGGACGACCGACATCCCGTTCAAGCAGTAGGTCGGTGGGCAGCTGAAGCAGTGCACGCTCGGGACTCCTGACGTAGTGGGTGCTGGTGGTGTGGTCCCCGCGGCCCGGCTCGGACGGGCGGCACGCCTGGCGTGGCGCGGGGTGCCTGGTGTCAGGCGGCGGTGCGGAGTGCTGTGACGACGGCGGGGTCGAGGCCGGTGGCTCCGGCGACCTGCTCGTCGGTGAGGCCGAGGGCGAAGAACTGGCGGGCCTGGTCGGCCGGTGTCGGCCCGGCCGTCGCGACCGGGGCTGGCGTCGCCACGGGGGCCGGGACAGCGGCGACCGGCGCCGCCACTGGCGCAACCGCCGGGGCCGGCACGGGTGCCTGGACCGCAGCAGGAGCGGTGGCGGCGGCCGGGGTTTCCGGCGTCATGAGCGCGGCGTTCCCCGCAGGCACGTAGCTTGCGGCCCAGAACTTCCGGGACCGCTTGTCCTGCGGGTCCTCGCGGTGGGTGCCGTCGTCGTCCTGGATCGACGGGTCGCGCAGGTCGGTGGCGAGGTCGACGTACAGGGCCATGATCGGATCGCCGGACGGGTAGGTCTTGAGGGCGCCGCCGCCGGGGTTGTTCGGGTCGTAGTCGCGTTCCTGGTAGGCCTGCGGCGGGGCGATGATGCGGCCGGTGAGGGTGTCGCCGGGGTTGGCGAACTTCGCGGTGGGAGCGCCACCACCACCCATGAGGATGCTGTTCGCGTCGTGGGTCGTCTGGGTCATGTCGGTTCTTCTTCCTGGTGTGTGCCGGCTACGCGGCGGTGGGAGGGATGAGGCCGGCGAGGGTGTCCGCCGGGGGACGATGCCCGGGGGCGGTCAGCCCTGCGCCGTCGGGGAAGCGGGCGCAGTCGTAGCAGCGCGGGTCGCGGGGTAGCTGCGTGATCCACGCGTCCCGCGCCGCCGTCGAGATGGACTCGAGCGCCGCGAGGTTCGTGTGGAGGCGCTCGGCGCGCGCCAGAGCCTGCTCGGCGCGCGCCCGGTCGTGCAGGGCATGCCACCACACGGCCTGGTCGAGGGAGACCGCGTTCCTTGGGAGGTACGCGATCGCGACATGGTCGACGCGCACCCCGGCGTCGTTCCAGCCCTTGGCGTAGAGGTCGGCCTGCACCCGGTACACCGGGGACGGACCGGCCTTCGCGGCCTTGAGGGTGGAGGCGCCGACGACCTTCCAGTCGACTGTCATCCCGACAGCGGTGTCGAGGAGGTCGGTCGATCCCCAGATCTCCCGGCCGCCGATGTGGCCGACCATGACCCGCTCCTCGGTCAACCACCGGAACCCCTGGTACTCGTGGCGGTTGCGGTTGATCTCGTGGTGGTTGACGGCGTCCTCGAGCCACGCGTGGACCGCGGTCCCGATCGTCGGCAGCCACGGGATCCCGTCCCGGGTCTGCTCCCAGCCCGCGAGCTTCGCTGCGAGGCAGTGCTCGCACGGCGTGCCGATCTCGGAGGGCCCGATGGTGCGCTGCAGGGACCGGGGGTGGTGGGTGATGGTCTGCTCGATGAGTCCGCGCAGCTCGCCGAGGGCGGCCTCGGGGGCGCCACCGAAGTACGTGACGCGCCCTTGGCCGTCGACGCCGTCGGGGCGGGTCTGGGCGCCCGCTGCGACGGACTGGGCGAGGGCGCTCACGCAGCGACCTCCTGCAGGATGCCGAGCGTGGTGAGGAGCGCGCGGGCGTCGTCGGGGCTGGTGGCGCGCGCGCAGACCCGCATGGTGGCGGCGTGCACGACGTTAGGGTCGAGCGCGAGGAGCGGGCCGTCGACGACGTTCGCGCTGGTGAATCCGGCAGGTGAGGGCTCGAGGCGCCCGACGCCCGTGGCGGTCACAGGATCACGACCGTGGGGGAGCCGGCGTCGTAGAACTCGGCGAGAGCGACGGGTGCGAGGTGCTCCTTCACGGCGGCCGAGGAGATTCGCGGCTCGTACAGGTCGGGGTGCTGCACCACCGGGTACGCGGCAGCGAGCCTCGCCGTGTTCAGTCGGCGCGTGCCGGACTTGACCTGCACCTTGTGCTCGCCGACCGGGGTCGTCGTGCCCGGGGCGAACCTCTTCGCGAAGATCGCCTTGATCATGTCGCGACGCTCGGCGATGTGCTCGAGCTCGGCGCCGAGCTTCGTGTACTCGGTGACGAGCTGCTCGAGCGCGACGACGTCGTCGGCCTCGGTGGGCGTCGGGGCCGGGGGAGGGGTGGGCTTCGCGTTCATGCTGCTCCTTCGAGGGTGCTGGGTGCGCTGGCGCGCTGGGACTTCGAGATGGACCGGGTGATGCGGGTGACGTCCTTGCGGCCTGCGCGGACCGCAGCCTGGTTGACGGCCCCGATCGACACGCCGAGGCGCCGGGTAGCCCGCTGCGGGTCTTCGCCCGCGTCGATGAGCCACATGAACTCGTCGAGGTCGACCCGTGGCTTCGGGGCGTCCGGTCGGCGCTTGTCCCGCCGTCGGCCGTAGCACCGCTTGCATGCGGCGTGCTTCGGCGCAGGCTCCGCGGTGCACCCTGGGGTCTTGCACTCACCCGGACGCCACCCCGGCGCGGGCAGCGCGGTCGGGTCGTCGAGGAGCTCGTCGTCCCATGCAGCGGGCGGCGGGTATCCGGCGGCGAGCGCACGTTTGCGGGTGAGGTCGCCTGGGCCGAGGCCGCCGCTGAGTGCCTGGTAGGCGCGGACGATCGCGTCGTGCGTCTCACGTGTGATCCAGTCGCCCTGCTGGTGCAGGGTCACTGCGCTGCGAGGCGTGGTGCTCTCATCCGAGTACCCGGCGGCGGCGGTGATGTCGACGTGGCGCCACCCGGCGGCGAGCAGCGCCCGGATGCGGCGGCGCGCCCCGAGGTTCGGCACGAATGCGGCCGGGTTGGGTCGGGCGAGCACCTGTGCGGGCTGGACGGCCAAGAGCTGGTCGGCGACGCCCGCCCGCACCGTGGCGGTGCCCCCTTTCGCGATGCGGTGGATCGTGGCCTTCGCGATCTGGGACGCATCGGCGATCGCGTCGTACGACAGGCCGCGCTCACGGAGCACGTCCAGGTGCTCGCGCACGGGCCCGGCGGGGACGGCGCGGGCGATGCCGCGGGACCGGTCGAGGAGGTACTGCTTGCGGTACTGCGATGTCTGGGCGCTCACCGTCGCACCGTCCCCGCCGCGAGGTGGAGGTCTGCGGTGCCGACGGCGATGCAGCCCTGCAGGACGGCGCGGGTGATCTCCCCGCCGCGGGACGGCTTCTCCGCGAGGAGGCGGTACACGTCGACGGCGCCGCCGTCGCGCGGCTGCAACCACCACGTGCCCTTCTCGGGCCCCTCGGACCACACGGCCCACAGGCCGTCGAGCCCCCAGATGCGCACGCGCGCACCGGAGCGCACGTCGCGGGCCGTGAGGGTGCTGGCTCGCCGAGACGCGGCCTCGCGATCGGTGAGGTTGCGAACGATCGTGTCCTGCTTGGTCGCCACGCTCACCACCCCCGCACGGTCAGCAGGCGGCCGATGAGGGCGCCGCCAGCGATGACGAGCCCGGGCCCGGCGATGAGGTGCCCACCCGACAGGCGGGGCGCCGTCCACGCGACAGCGAGCCCGGCGAGCATGAGGACGAGCGCGACCGCGAAGACGAGGACGATGCCGAGCGGGGACGCTGCGGGGGCGGGCTCGTCGGTGGGCCAGTACTCGACCGGGACGTCCAGGTCGACGGGCTCGGGCTCGGCGAACACGACGCGAAGGCCCACGATCGTGAGCTCGTCCACGCAGTCGTCGCAGACACCGTGGTCGAGGACCTCGACGACGGCGTCGCACCGGTCGCAGACCTGCTCGTCGTGCCGGTCCTGCTGCAGCTGTAGGCGGAAGTCGTGAGCCGTCATCGGACGCTCCTTCCGGTGCGGAGCGCGATCTGCTCCCGGGCCGCGTGGCGCAGGTGAGCAGCTACGTCGATGTCGCCCTGGTGGCCGTGCTCGACCGCGTCGAGGGCGGCGTCCGCTGCCGAGAACTCGAACGGGAAGCCGTGCCAGCCCGCATCGGTCGTGGCGCCGCAGCCGCACGCCCACGTCCAGTCGTCGGCCGACTCGGTGAGTCCGACCACGACGTGGCAGACCGGGGCACGGCCGTCGCGGTGCGCCTGGCGGTGCGAGGGGGCCTCGACCTGCTGCAGGTGCGACTTCGCGGTCGGGCCGGCCATCCACGCGCAGTGCTCGCACGACGCGCGGTACAGGGAGCCCTTGGGGTTGGGCGGGTCGACCGGGGCGATCGCGACCTTCGGGCGGGAGATTCTGGCGTGCGTGGACCAGCCACACCGCCGGCACTCGGTCCGGTCAGGTCCCTGACCACCGAGTCCGACGATGCTCGAGCGGGTCTCGGGGAAGTCGCAGGTCGGGCAGGTGATGTCGCGCACGACGAACAGGGGGCCTGCGGGCACCTCGGCCGCATTCGCGACGGGTGCTTCGGTCGAGGTCTTCCAGGTGTGGGAGGCGGCGACCGCGGCCTCGTAGTGCGAGCCGATGTCCTGGCCGGTCTCGACGGCGTGGACGTAGGCGGCCAGGGCGCGGGCGGCGGACTCTGCGGCCTGTGGCGCGGTGACGGTGCTGGTGGTCATCAGGAGGCCGCCTTCCGGTTCAGGACCCGACGCTCGGCGGAGGACTCCCAGGCGTTGCGCAGGCACCGCACGCGGGCTGCGACGCCGGGCTTGTGGTGGCGGCCGCGGAGGGCCTCGTCCTGGCCGGTCGCGGCGAGGTCGTACGCACGGATCTCGCCGGCCATGTTCACCGGGCCTCGGTGGCGGGCCGTCGTCTTGGTGCTCATCAGGCCACCGCCAGCTCGTACGCGTAGAAGGTGTCGAGGTCTGCGTAGTAGGCGGCCAGGTCGTAGACGCCGGGTTGGGTCTGGTAGTCGGTGATGCGAGGGTGACGCATGGGATGATTCCTCTCGTTGGTTGGTGAAGCCCCGTCGCGCTTGGTCGTGTTGGCGGGGCTTCGTCGTGCTCGGGTCAGGACGCGATCGCGTGACCCCAGTGCTCGCGCTGTGCGCGAATCCGCCGCTCCAGCTCTTCGAGCGGTGGACCACCGGCCCTGTGGGCTCGGCGTGCGGCTTCCTCGACGGGGAGGGAGTCGCGTAGACGGCAGCCCTCGGCGACCGCTTCGGCGGCCCGCGTCAGGGCCTCCTCGCGCGGCATGTACCGGGGGACCGTCGTCGGGCTCATCAGGCGGCGCTCTTGCGCATTGCCGCCGTACCGGAACCCTGGTGCGAACGTCCAGCATTACTGGAGGCGCCGACCAGGAAAAGGTCGTCCACGCCGACGCCGAAGTGCTTCGAGATACGAAGAGCAGGCTCGGCCTCGAGGGTCTTCACCTCGCCGCGCAGCAGGCGCTGCACGTACGTGTGCGACCTGTACCCGGCGATCCGGGCGAGCTCGCGTCCGCTGATGTCCCCCTGGATGACCATCAGCTTCTTCAGCTGTTTCAGGTCCTTGAGGATCATCCAAACCTCCGTGGGTCTGATCGGGGTGACGGTTGCCAGTGCCAAGAGACTACATCCTTCCAGTAGTGGTGTCCAGGAATGATGGAGACTGTAGCACCCCTGGTGTCCACCTGTGCAAGAGGCAATCTCGACCACGCATGGGCGGACCTGCGCGGATGCCGGGTGTTATGTAGGTGTTACCCGCTAGATTTGGTGTCCACGGTTCCTGTAGAGCCGGTGTCCAGCGCGCAGCGACCGCGACCGAATCAGTGGAAGAGTCCCGATCCATGACGAACCCGAACGCCCTGCGAGACCTGATCGAAGACACCATGGCTCGCAACGGCTGGACCCAACCCGATGTCGTGAAGCGCGCTCGTGCGGCCGGTCACCAGCTCTCCGAACAGAACATGTCCCGGATCAAGTCGGGCCCCGTCGTGAACCTGGTCGCCAAGCAGACCCGGGCGCTCGCCGCAGGGCTGGGGCTTCCCGTCGGCGTCGTGATCGACGCGAACCTTCAGGCGATGGGGTTCGACGTAGAGAGCCCGGCAACGGTCGACGTCACCGAGGCGGTGATGCGCGACCCGAACCTCGCCGCACGCGATCGCCGGCTGCTGCTCGCCGTCGTGCGGGAGCTCGTCGCGGAGGAGGGTGAATCGAACGTCGTCAGCATGTCGAACAAGCGTTCGAGTGGGATGCCCGCTACGTTGCAGAACAGGTACGACCAGGTGCACGACGAGCTCGACAGTGGCGCCCTCGACGCCGAGCCGTTCGCGGCTGGCACGGGCGACGAGCGCGACGTTGAGCAACCCGGTCCGGAGGATGACGACGAGGGCAGGTGACGGCTTGGACTTCAGGCGGATGGTCGACTACGCCGAAGGGGAGGGACTCCTCATTGCGTCCCGGTCGATCGGCCGCCACCACGGCCGCTACCTGCACAACAAGAACCTGATCATCCTGTCCAACCGCATCACCGGACCCCAGGCGATCAGCGTCCTCGCGCACGAGCTCGGGCACTGGCACTACGGCGACGCCGACCTCGAAGGCATCCACACCCGCGACGTCGAGGAGCGCGCCTGGCGGTGGGCGGCCCGCCTCCTCGTGGGCCCCGACCAGTACGCTGCCGCCGAGCACGCCGTCGGGCCACACCTCGGCGCGATCGCACGCGAGCTCGGCGTCACCCGCCAGCTCATCGAAGCCTGGTCTCCGCACGCCGTCCCGCACACCACCTGGAGAGCTGCATGAAGAAGCACCTGGTCACCGCCCTTGTCCCTGTGCTCCTACTTGGGCTCGCTGGGTGCTCGAGCGGGGGAGGGGCGGCAGGTGACGCTCCGTCGCCCACGGCTGCGGTCACGACCGACGTCCAGACCCTCGAGGTGGGGCCCGAACCCACCCCGACCGAAATCAGTACCGAGGACGCCGGCGCCCAGTACCTCGCGCTCGTCGAGCCATTCAACGTCGTCGCGGGCACGTGGTCGACCGTGGATCAGAACGACTACGCCGCGATCCGCGCGGCCGCTGCAGAAGTCGCTGCGTCACAACGGACCTTTGCCGACGGCCTAGTTGCGTCGGAATGGCCCGCGAGCGTCCAGCCCACCATCGATGCCCTCGTGAGCGAGCTCGCGACGGAGACTCCGATCTTCCTTCAGATCGCCTCATCGACGACCGACCAGCAGCTCATTGACCTGACCTATGCCATCCCTGCCCAGCAAGGCAACGGTCAGAAGCTCCGCATTCTCCTCGGTCTGCCCGACGTCCCGGTCTCCTGAACCCATGGCCGCTCGTCGTCGCCTCGCGCAGGTCCCGGACGTCCCGCCGCGCGCGGTCCTGTACCTGCGGCAGTCGACCTACCGCGAGGAGTCGATCAGCCTCGAGCTGCAGGAGACTGCGGGCCGGGACTACTGCGCTCGCATGGGCTACACCGTCGTCGCGGTCGAGGCCGACCCGGGCATCTCCGGGCGCACCTGGGCCCGGCCCGCGGTCCAGCGCGTCATGGCGATGGTCGAGGGGGCCGAGGCTGACGTTGTCGTCCTGTGGCGCTGGTCGCGCCTGTCCCGCTCCCGCAAGGACTGGGCTGTCGCTGCGGACCGCGTCGACGTCGCCGGCGGGCGCATCGAGTCCGCGACCGAACCCAACGACCCCACCGCCGCGGGGCGGTTCGCGCGCGGTGTCATGACCGAGCTCGCAGCGTTCGAGTCCGAACGCATCAGCGAGCAATGGAAGGAAGTCCACGCCAATAGGGTCGCCCGCGGGCTCCCGCCCGGGGGGCGGCTCCCGTGGGGCTGGACCTGGTCTGATGGCGCCGTCGTGCCCGACCCGGACAAGGCGCCCATCATCGTGGAGGCCTACAGACGCTTCCTCGCCGGTGCCGGGATCCGGGACCTCACCCGATGGCTCAACGGCTCCGGTGCCCGCCCTGAGCGCGCCCAGGAGTGGGACAACCAGACCATCACCCAGTGTCTCGACTCCCCGGTCCACGCCGGGCTCGTCGTGTACCAAGGTAAGACCCACCCCGGCGCGCACGAGGGCCTCGTCGATGTCGCCACGTGGGAGGCGTACCGGCGCGAACGCGAGCACCGTGCGGGGGAGCGGGAGGTCAAGCGCCGCTACCTCCTGACCGGCATCGCGACGTGCCCCTGCGGGGAGCGGATGGCCGGCTTCACCGTGAACCACGCCGCCAGGAAGCGGGCACCCTTCACCGGGTACCGGTGCCGCACCCTCGGCAAGACCGACGGCCACGGGTCCTGGTCGATCGTCGCCCGCGCCCTCGACGAAGCCGTCCGCACGTTCCTCGAGGAGGTCGCGGCCGACGTCGACAACCACGCCCCGAAGCAAGCGTCCGTCCAGGTCGACGCCCGCCTCGAAGCGCAGCGCATCGCGAGGGAGATCACCGCGCTCGACCGCCAGCTCGGCGCCCTCACCGGGCACCTCGCGTCTGGGCTCGTCCCCGAGGCCGCGTACGTCGTGACCCGCGACGAGATCATGGGCCGCCGCGCGCACCTCGAGACCGGGCTCGCCGCCGCCGAGCGGTACGTCGTCGCGATCCCCACCGACCCGTCGGCGATCGCGCGCGGTCTCCTGGCCGCCTGGGACACGATGCCCGTCGAGTCCTGCCGTGCCGCCCTGCGGGCCCTCGTGCGGCGCGTCGACGTCGACTACGAGTCCCGCTCAGGACGCGTCGTCCCGGTCTGGGAGGCTGTACCCCCGACCGCATAA